CATTTTTTCGCTCTATCGCATTGCCCCCTATATCTGCGTCGTATGGATTACCATTCTGCTACATCCTATACCTCCGCGGAAAAGCAACAATTGCATCAGCGTCAATTTGAAAATGATTTAATCTATGAACAACGACATGATGATAACGCCGTTTATTTGCCTTATCTTATGAACAAGACCTCTCTTAATGCCGTACGTTCATGTTTTTTGCATCGCCGTGTTTATATTGATCGTGCCGCTCGACATCGGCCGAGTCATCCTGTACCGGCGTCTCTTTTATGGTACGCTCGCAATGATCTCATTGTCGAGCTCGCCAAAACCTCCCGTGTCATTGACATGGGGGGTAATCTTCTTGATACACTTCATCGTAACGTTTCGGATCACGTTTGCGTTATGTCGACCTCTGCTCGTGATCGTAACCGTTATTTGTCACAATGTTATTCTGCTATCGGCGATGACATTGCTAATGCTGCTACGCATAATGCGATCAAACAAATTTGGTCGCATGCTCTTGGCACGTTTCGCACAGCCACTTCACCGAAATTTTGCCTCGCTGGCGGCCAGCGATGTCGTCACCGTGCCGAAGTTTTGACGTCTATTCACTCTATTTATGATATGTCCATCGCCGATGTCGTTCGTATGTTCCAGACGCACGGCTCTCACACCATGCTGATCTGGGCATATTTTCCTCCTGAGTTGTTTCCGTCTCTCCATGGCGCGTCGGCTGTCCGTGCCGTTTCTGGCAATTTCAATTGGTATACGTTAACCCAATCTGGTGATGTTTCATCTATGCGTTTTAACGATGCCACATTTTATTATGAACACAACACTGCGAATTGGTCCCAATGGATCAAATTCAATCGCATTGTGGCCGACGATTTTGATCTAATCATCGAGGTTCAGGAACAAGTCGGCATCATGTTCAAATTACGCATCACTCGCACGCCCAAATCATCATATTCCACTCTCGCCCATGAAATTGTTTACCCGTTTCTTGCGGAATATGTTCGTGTTCCCGACATTTATCATTACGTCGAATCTGGTGATTATCAGGTTCGTTACAATGTTTGCCCGCGTTTATTTGTTAATCGTATCTTCAATCAGGCTTACAAGTCAGTTGAGATCAATGCTAATTCGATCCATACTCTTGCGACGAGTTGTATCACCCGTATTGACGTTGCTGACACCGTTGTTAACAAATTTGTCGATCTTGATGCTGGCGCGCTTGATTGTATTGTTTATTCTATCGTACTTATGGCCGCTGCCCATCGTTCTCGCCGTTCACGCGATTTTCGTTGGTTCGTCGATGTATTCAGTGCCGATCTGCATGCATCTGGTAATATCGTTGAAAGATGCTTGATCAGCATACGTCGATGCGCTGAATCTTTATTCGCGCTGTTTCGTGGTTCTTATGCGCCAACTGGTGCTTTTGATCTTCAGGTTTTACCGTTTGCCCCTATCGACTGTGTTGAATATTACACGCAGCCTACAACGTTTCAAGAGGACGATGATGACGATTGCGTCCGTTTCCCTGCATCGATCCACGGTGTTGCTTTCCACCGTGAGTATCCCGTCGTCCACCCGCCGGCCACCATCAATGTTGACGAGGTGTGTGAAGAATTTGAAAACGAGAAGGCGGACATCCTCGTTTTACCTTGCGATGATGAAGCTGTTGAAACTGCTGTCGTTGACTTAAATGTTTCATCTTATCGTCCGCATCCCCCCATTCTTTCTATTGCGTTACCACCTGCGCAAACTATTACGCCGGCGGTCAAACGTCCGTCCGATAATGACCTACATTTGTATAATCGACCGGCCGGCGACGCTCAAGTCCTGTCCTTCGTCGCTTACCCGCATTTCACTGGTGATTATGATCTTGCTCGCTTGCCGGATTGTGAATATAAACTTCGTGACCGGTTGTTACCGTCGCGTGTTTCCGCCGGTGATCCTGCCGTTCGTAAAATATTGCCCATTATAAAACATTTCTGTTCTACGACCGACCATATCACATTGTATGACGTAGGTGCTGGTCCAGGCGCGTTCGGCGTTGCGTTCAAAGCTCATTATCCTAACAGTGTCGTTCACGGTATAACGTACACTGTACCGATCACACCGCTTAATTCACGGTCGTATGCGACCGTTCAAACTGTCGATATACGTAAGTATCCATTTCAACAACTCACCATACCCCCGTCTACGACTCGTATAGTCGTTGTTTGTAATATCGGGCCTGTCGACACATGGCTTGCCGTTGCGTCTGCTGTTTATAATTTTGTTGCGGCCCTTGCTGCGCCGAATACTATTTTTGTCATTAAATGTTTTCTTCCTCGTAATGCCGATACGCAACATTTGCTCGCCATCTTTCGGTTTGTTAAATCGTCATTTGCTTACTCTTATCACCGCCCAATTGAATCCGGTGAACAAAATTCTGAGTTTTATGTAGTTGGGCGTGGTGTTTGCACGCCGTATCACTCACCGCGTGACAATGAGATTTTTCAGTTGTTTTACGATGATGTTGAGTATCATCGCCGTGCTGCCGTCACACTCATGTCTAGTCGTCTCGCATATAATTGTTATTCTGACGCGGATGGTATCATGTTTGATGAACGGCAATTTGCCCTTACTCTTGGTGTGTTACGTGATTTTTGGCTGATATTCAGCCGTGACGCGCCTTGTGGGTTAACACTTATTGAACCAAAGTTTGTCACGGATCTCAAATGCCGTATAATTTCCGCCGTGCCGGGTGCCGGTAAGTCTGCTTATATGCGCAATCGCGTTTCAGGGTCTAAACTCTTTGTTGTACCGACTTGCAAATTGCGAGATGAATATATTAAACACAACTGTCGAGCTGTTACGTTCCATACTTTATTCACTCGCCCGTATCGCGTCGATCATCTCATCATTGATGAAGCGTATACATTTCGTCTACCTTTTGTATTCGCTGCAGCATCCCATGTTCGTCACACTCAGTTGTGGTTACTTGGAGACCATTACCAAATTGGTGCTATTGATTTTTCGACTAACCGCGATTATGAAAAGTTTGACCGCATACCGAATGCAGCTGTTTATAACTCTCATAGCATGACCATGCCTCAGGATATTGCGCAGCTTTGTACCGGTGCGGGTTATCCTAACGTCACCACGTCGTCACGCGTTTTTGCGTCCGTTAATTACATCGACGTCGGACCGGAATCGTTGAATAATGTCATGTTCAAGATACGCAACGCCGTCGTCATGTGTTTTAATCAAAGTACCGTCGACCGTCTCGCTCTTATCTCTGTTCCAGCCGTCACAATACATGAAGCCCAGGGTTCTCGTCCGGAAAGTGTCATTTTTTATTATGATCAAGCGGCCATTGACTCTGGATTGTATAATTCCGTTGAACATCTTCGTGTTATGTGGTCCCGTCACACGGATAAACTCGTCTTTGTCGGTCAAACTCAACATATGCGTCGTCTTATTGATTATTATGGCTCCAACATTTCTATAAATATGGACCGATATTTACTTAGTCTTCGTGACGCCGATCTACATACTGATACCATTCGTTTAAACGGCGCGTATAACCGTTGCGGGTTTTCCATAGCCAAATACAACGACCCGCCATTGTTCTCGAGTGCCACTGTTGATCAAGTTTGTGATATCTTGTCGCACATTCTACCTGCGTCTACTGAACCCTCCACGTCTTTTGCTACACTTATTCAAACTACCATCCCGTATCACGGTAGCGGCAAACTCGTTATCAAACTCGAGCGCATTATTGAAAAGATGCGTTCCGTTTCTGTTGCTGGTTGGATGACTTCTCACCAATCATTCGCGCTTCGTCACTTCCCTACGTCGATGGCTGTTTTGAAATGTCTTGGCGATCGTTACACTAAAGTTACACCTGAGATTGCTGATGTCGCTGATTCTGTCGTCATGTTGCTCAATTCACTCTCTCGCATTGTTATACCTTACGACGTCAACGATTACCCACCTCTCGTTACTTCTGACGATTTTGCTAATTCTATCATTTCCCGTTTAGATGCACCGATCTACACAATGCTTAGCCATCTACAGCGCCTGGGTTCTATTGAAGGCATGTTCGAACACCATCTTGTTGAATATTTCCGCGCGCTTGATGTCAAGATTTTGCCACGTGATCAATTTGATCGTGAACTCACTGACGCTCGTGATTTTTGGCTTAAGTTTTTTCCTAAACGACAGGTCAAACCCAAACTTGCCGACGGATATGAGTGTTCCGATAAAGCCCCTCAGGGTATTGCTGCTTTCGAGAAAAACGTCAATATGTTGTTCGCTGCATATGGACGTATGTTGTCGCAGTTTACTGATCAGTTGTTTCAGACTAACGTCATTTTTGCATCTAATCACTCCGAAGCCGAATTGTCTGCACGTATTGCCGCTGCGTTTGCGGATGTTGACGCTGATGAACTACTTCGGCTCGAGCGTTCTGCCACTGATTTCGCCGAATTTGATTCTACTCAATCTCGACCAGCGTTTGCGCTCATGTCTGTCTTCTATGCTGTCCTAGGTGCTCCGCCGGTTCTTTTAGATCGTTATCGTACCGTTTGCGCCAAGTGGGTTATGTCTGACGATGCAGTTCGTCTTCACGGCGTTTTAAAGATGCATTCCGGTTCTTTTGAGACGCTTGTTCGTAACTCCTATGTCGGCCTTACAAATAATTGTGTAGTTTTTCGTTGGCAGACACTTATTATCATATTGTTCAAAGGTGACGATTTCGAGATAGAGGGTTTTGGTCTCGAATTCGTTCCCGGGTCGTGGTTACGCGATCATCGACTGTCTATTAAGAATGAATCGCCACCCGTTGGTGAATTTGCGGGCAAATTTATATTACCGCAAGGTTCTTGCCCTGACGTACTTCGTCGTTGCGTTAAATATCTCAGTACCATTTATAAATCCACTGAACATCATCAAGAGTCAATAATTTCATTGAATTCGGAGTTTGATTGTATCACATCGCAAGCCCATTTGGAAGCTGCGATTGTTGCTACCGTACGTTTCTATGCGCGCCCGGGTATTCTTTCGAGACCGCCAACTGAATCTGACATACGTATAATGTTCGATTTTCTACATACTCGCGCACATGACCTCAAACCGCAGTTGTTTGACGTTGTGTTACCTATTGCGCATTATTCTACGGCGGCTGCTACCTGTTCTGTATAAATCTATTTGTCTACTTTTTCTGTTCTCTTTTCTGTTTGTCATGTCTACTGTCAAAACTGTTAAAACAATCACCCCCGTACGTCGTCCACCTCTTCGTCGTCGTCCACGTCCAACTATCACTCGTAACGGTCGTCGTCGTGTCGTTCGTACTTTTGCCTCCGGTGTTCGTAATAATGTTCGTGCTATCGTCCGCCGCCGTATGCGTCCTACACTCCGCGGTGGTAATGCCCCATCTGTCTCCACTAACCCTCGTCGTCCACAGAAATTGTCACCCGTTGGACGCATCACCCAATCTGGTTTCAACTTTCTCAAGTGTGCTTTTGCACCACCTGATTTCTCTAATACTGGTGTTACCGGTGTCCCTGATCAATTTCGCGGGCCCACTTTGCTTAAGAAACACCGGCTCGTTTCTCAATTGGCTCTGTCTGCTGCCAATGATTATTACATTCTGCTTGCTCCGGTACCTGGTTTCTCTGTGTTCACCGCGGCTGTTGCTACGGGCACTCCCATCGTTGCTGGTACCGTGTTTCTTGGTACACCGTATTCCGATTTTACTAATCTGTTTGCTACTCCTACAACCGTAGCCGATCAAGTTAACTCCTTTCGGTTTATCTCTAACCACATTGAAGTAATATCTAACAACAACCAAATGACCTGGTCCGGCAACATATCCGTCTTTAAAATGCCGATTAAGGTCAGTTTTCGTGCTGCTGGTGTCACATCGCTTGCTGATCAAATCCAAATCACTGGTCTACAATCTGTTAATTCCACCAATGCTAACATGTATAATGGCAAATTGTACGACGGAGCGTTTTCCTATGCATTTAGTTCATCGTCCACTTTTAATTTTTGCGAGATTTTGGAAAATCTTATCCAAATACCGATGGCCGCCGATACCAGCGATTTTGGTATATTAGGTACGACAGGTGTCACTGTACCAATACCCGGTTTTGACAATGGTTTTGAAACTGTTCTCGTTAAAATTAGCGGTATGAATCAGGCCCAGAGTGTCACGCTTAAGACATGGGCTTGTGTCGAATACACACCGCTCGATACATCTGCACTTTACGAGTATTCAAATATCTCTCCGCAGTATGATGCTGCCGCTATGGCTGCATATCGCGAGATTGCACTATCTCTACCTATTGCTGTCCCGGTCGTCATGAACGCTGGTATGTGGGAACGTGTCTTACGAATTCTTCGTTCTATTACCGGCATTGGTTCTGCGTTACCTGGCTCATATGGGGCGATTTCTGCAGGTGCTAACATGATTGTTGGTGGCTTGCAGGAATTGACCCTTTAAATAACCGGTATTTTCTATTTATTAACGCTGTTCCAGATAAATGCCACGTTGCCCGTATTGTTTCTTTGAAACCGTAACACGTCGTCAACATGTCTTGCATCTTTCCACGTCGCACGCTTCATCGCACGCACACAATATTGCCACGAGCCGTGTTGGAACGTCTCGCAACGATCCTCAGCGTCGAGGTGTCGTTCGTTCAACAATTGCTCGACCTATTCAACAACACACCTTCACACCACCATTTCAACGTGTGTCGTCGCGTCTCTGGTCTGTTCATTGCGACGTGTGCATTTCACACCAATCATCTTGGGTTCCAGTTGCTGAAAGAATGGAACTCCGTCATACGTGCAGCTCATGCGTCGATTCGCAATTCTCATTCCCCCCATCCGATTGTCAACACTCCGGTCTTACTTCAGCAGATCTTCGACTATATTGTCCAGGAGGTCTTTGTTTGTATCCGCCACTGTCATCTTGCTGGGACGACCGAATATGTGACTGGAGTCGACGGAGCCGAACTCTTGATCGCTGCTGTCTTGGTCATGTACCCTACTTACGTCCCACCTCCGCTGCATGGGGTGAGACTCACTTTTCTCAAGTTACGTTTCCAAGAACGTATGAACGTGTAACGTCACATGCGTCCCACTGTTCTGGTTTCTCCTCGTCGTATTCACCACCGTCGCCTTCTTGGGACGATCGAATACCTGATTGGGGTGGACGGGATCGAACTCTTTTGTCCGATCATTCTCGTTCCCCGTCTCCCCATTCTCCTATGCTTTCAGCATCTACTGGCCCGTTATCAGTGCCAACGGGTCGCCCACTCGACGCCCTCGTCGATGCGCTACGAGCGCCCGACGATGATTATGAATCGTTATTCCCCGACGATCCCACTCTGCCGATTTCACCATAAATTTCGGCGCGTGATGCGCTCGTGCCGCGTACCACGATAATGGCTTTTCGCTCTGTGCTTGTTTTCCCGCGTTTATTCGCCCCGATCTCTTGTGTGTCCCCGCATTTATTTGCCCCCACCCTCATCCACGACTTTTTCCGTCGTTCTTGTTTATAATAATCTCTGTGTCCATTCCGCACACTGCTTTTTACGGCTTCTGCCGGTTTTTCTGCTAGCGAATTCTTCTTCCTATTTTAACATCTATTTATCGGCACTGACTTGGCACGTCAGGAAGAAG